TAACCAATCTGGTAACTTGTCATCAAGAGCTTGAATCTTTTCGATTAACTTACCAATGCCACGAATTACATTGGCAGTTTCAGTAGCAAAGTTTTGCATGCTTGCAGCAAGATTCTGAACGCTCTTATCTTCGCCTAATCCCACAAGGGCATCTATAAGACCTTCACCAATAATCTGCTTAGCATCATCGGCTGCGTTAGCCAATTTCTGCATTTGACCGGTAGGGGTGTTGGCAAGATTCTTATTGAAATCCTTATAAGTTGAATCAAGCACTTTGACTAGAGCTGCTGCGCGCTCGGTCTCTGTGCCAGATTTAATCATCTTCTTGGTGTCTTCATCAAGGACAAAGCCAACCTTAGTTAAAGATGCAAAATTGCCATTTAGGGCTTGAGCAAGTCCGTTAGTCATCTGCTTAAACTGATCAGCGGAAGCCGCTGCGCCCTTTTCCGCCGTTACATAATCAAGGATGGCAGGGGTCAGGGTTTTAATCGTATCTATTTGAAGATTAAATGTTGCAAGCTGTGACTGAGTCTGAGTAATGTTTTCTTTATTGACTACGCCAACGGCTTGCAATGCAGCAGCTTGGTCATTGAGAGCTTGAATCTGATCAGTAGTTGCACCAACTGTAACCTTTACAAGGCTAGCCAGTCGCTCTTGCTGAGCCTGTGCTTCTAAAGCAGCTTTGACGGATGCTTTACCAAAAGCCAAAACTTGAGAGGTGCTAAAGGCAAGACCGACTGCCCCTGCTAATTGCTTAACATTTCGAGTAAGTTTTTCGGTAGATGTCTCGGCTTGTCTGAATGCTTTTTTGCCGGTGAATTCTGCTGCAATGTCAATGACTACATTTGCCATGATTAACCTTTCACCGATGCTCTAGCATTTAATTTGTTAGCCGCTGTTGAAATGGCTTTAAGGACGCCTTCTCTAGCCTTGCCGTTATTTTCATCATAAGCGCGATACAGAACGCGACCTTGCATACGAGCTTTACCTTTAAGAGGTGCGCGATACTTGCCGTCTTGGTTTAGCACAAATCGACTGTCAGGTTTTAACTTGCCCATTCTTTCATAGATCGCTCCAGCTCTGCTTTTATTAAAGACTTGAGCGAGAGATCTAAAACCTCTGGAATTAGCTTTTGATGGACTGGTCTTGTAACCAATACCCGATTTAACGACAGAAGGATTAAAAGATGGGAAGGTTGCCTCGGACATTTGACGTGGCAACCATCCGCTTAAAACTTCTCCGCGATCTGGGACATAGCCTTTAGCCGATTGAGAAATGGGCTGAATTGCCACTTTAATTTGTTTTTGTGTTTCTTTTGCTAGATCAGGCGTGAACTTGCGAAGAGCCTTACGGAGTTCAACGCCGCCTTTGACGCTTGCTGGCATCTTGAGACTCCTTTGCTTCATCCTTGAGCCCCTGCACTAATGCATCGAGCATGTTCTTGTCTAGATCTAACAAATGCTGTGGCGCGATCCCTAACCTAATGCTTAGCCTAGCAATTAGGTAGGTGAACGGAAGATCGCGCTTTAAGCTAAAGGGTCAGAGTCTAAAACCTCAACACTCTTGAGTGTCTCGATAAACTCCATCCCGAAAGGCTTAACAGTTTCACCTGACCTGCGAATTACTTCATGAGCCAAAAGGTACACATGGCTTTGCATTTCTTCATTTCTGAACGCCTTATGAAACCCCATCTTTGTATGCTGTTCGAAAAAGTATTCTACAGCAGGTGTGATTTCGCCCTCGATAACGCTTCCATCTTGTCGAACTATCTTTAGCTTTGCCATGTGTTGCCCCTTTGTTAGTTAGTTTTTATGCAGTTGTTACTGCGATTGTACCTGATACGTTCCAAGTTACGCTCTGAGTTGAAAGGTCTGCAACAGAACCATTTACAGGTGTGATGTTATTGACCAAGCATGTCATTGTGTAAAGTGGATTTGTAGGTGCTGTAGCTCCAGAAAATTGCTTGAATGTGACTGTTGTGTTAGAGCCCCATGCTGCTGCAAGTGTCTGAATCGTCTTAGATGTTGCTTCATCGTTTAGGAAATCGATTGTAATGCTTGATGCTTCCAATCCCTTAACGAAACGATGACCTGAATCGCCAAGTGCGGTGACTTCAAGCTCGTCAAAAGCGCGGTTAATTGTTACAGATGTTACAAGTGTCGAGAGATCTACCGCATTAACAGTTAGAACTCCGGTATTGGCTAGATAAACTGACATCGGTTATTCCTCGTCCTTCTTTGTAGTTACTGGCTTTGCTGTTGGTGTTTCTTTAACCTGTCCGATCTTGATCAGAAAGGCTTCGTTCTCTTTTTCCCAATCGGACATTATTAACTCCAACTCGTTAGGATTGATACGGACATCTCGCAGCTGAGTAGGTCTCCCGAAGCAGCGTTGAGAATACTTGGTGCGCTGATTGCGCTTACATTACAGACTAAAGATGATGCTGCAAGTAGTGCGAACACACTACACACAGTATCTTCAATGCCGTTAAGATTTCCCTCATTGTCAAACAATGGCACTGTCATAATAATCTTAAAGTTAGCCATTGGTGCAACTGAAATCTGCTTATTGTTATTTGGTGTCAGATAAGGATCATCTGGAGACACGATCACGCTGTTGGCTAACACGACACTTGGCGGGAACGCGAAAGTTTGCCACTTTGAGTTATTGACTAAGGCAGTCGCTAAAGTGGTTCTAAGAGTAGTAATAGCAACAGGCATCATCCCACCATGCTGCGCGGATCGAGCGCGTGGCTGATCAATCCTCGCACCTTAGCGAGAAGCTGTGCGCTCATTCGGTAAGGGCTTGGCTGGAAATCGACTGCATTACTGCCTGAAAGGGTGGCTGTACGCGCTTGCCAGATTTCAACAGATATCATAAGAGCGGCTTGCTGGATTGCCATATCGGTAGTCCAGTCTGTGTAAGTCGTGGTCGATACAGATCCGTAAGGATAAATCGGATGATAACCCTGAGCAGTCGTGTGAGTAGTGTTCACGCTAATTGAAAAAGCATTAACGGCGGTAATTGTTTTAGTGCCGTTATATAAGCTGCCTGAGTTAGCAATCGTTACGCTTTGACCTACATAAAATGTCTCGCGCACATTGTCATTAAAATATAAAGTACCTGAACCTACTGTGTTTTCATGTGCAACTGTAAACCATTTTGGAGCCCATAACATTGGGACTAGAACGGCATCTGCCGCATCGCATACTTCTTGAAGGGTTGCATCTGGATACAAAGTGCCAACGCCAAGAGTAGAGCGTAACTCTGCAACTGTTGTGAGTGCCATGATGTCCTTTCTAAAGACTCTGGGGAGTAGAGGGCTACTACTCCCCAGAGCGACTTAGTGAGTTTGTTACGCCTTGTTGTTCTTGAACGCGCCTGCTCCGACCTTAGTAGCGATTGCTCCAAAGCCGTAGTAGCCGATTGTTACTGAACCGTTTGCAGTTGATTCTGCGCGTAGGCGGTATGTTGGTGACTCGTACCATGTGTATGCATCTGGATTGACGATAAGGATTGTGCCATCGCCATCGCCGCCGTTTGTTGGATCAACATATAGGTTGAGTCCTGCAACGTTACCTGTCAATGATGTTGGTGCTACTTGACCGCCAGCGTTCATTGGCTGTGATGCTGTGTAAATTGGACGGCCTGCATCGTTTAGAGACATGATGTTTGACCATTGTCCTGTTGATACGACCATGTTGCGTGCGAATGGGTTAGGTAGTCCTGCTGTTGCTGCATAAACAGAAGCTGAACCACGAGCAACAATTCCAAGCAATTCTGATGCTGTTGGATATGTGACTGTTGTTGTTGCATCTGCTGTTGCACCTGAGATAAGTGCAGCGTTTACTGCTGCGTTGGTTGCCTTTGCGTAAGCTGCTGCCATGTTGCGTACTAGCTCATCAAAGAATGCTGGAGATGTACGATCTAGCAATTCAACAGAGAATGTCTGCTGTCCAGCGTACTTCTGTACTGAAACAGATAGGAAAGCAGCGTTCTGATCTGTGTCGCTGAACGCATCGCCTTCTGGCTCAATCGCAACAGTTGGAACTGCTGTGATTTTTGGAATCTCGAAAGTCATACCTGCATCTGGCAATACTCCGCGAGAGATTGCATCGATTGAAGGACGTATTGTTGTTGATAGTGGGTTGATGATTTCAGATAGTTGGCGTGTTGGAACAAGTCCTGCGTTATCTGTTGTGTCATCTGCTGCGCGTAGGTACTGACGAGCATTGTCATCACCTAGAGCTGCGCGGATTGTGTTTTCTGCGTACTTAGCAGCTGTAACTTCAATGCGTGGCTTTGTGTAGTATGCTGCTGAAACAGTTGGACGAGCAGCTTCAACCGCTGGAGCCTCAACTGGTGTTGCTTCGACTGCTGGAGTGGTTTCTTCCACGGTTGCTGTCTCGCTTTCTGTTGGTTGGATTGTTTCTTCTACAGCAGATTCTTCTGCTGCAATATCAGTAACCTGAGCAGACTTAAATGCTGGCTCTGTTACTAAACTTACTTCGACCAAGCGAGCAGCGGATACATATGTCACGCCATCCTTGATCTTCGACTTTAGGACTTCCGCCCCGATTGACAGACCGCTTTGCAATCCTTCTTCTGCAAGGATCAGAGCCTCTGTGCCGCGCTGTGAGCGACTGATAGAAAATACAGCATCGATTGAGTTTTCAGATTCGCTAAAAGAAACCATGCGACCTAGAGGCTTCTTGTTATCGTGCTGGCTTAGCAACTTAATTGCTTTAGGATCTTCGATAGCAATAGATCCAGAGGCGAAGATGACCTTGCCCATATTTGTAGATCCTGCTTCAACATTGAGAGGCACAATCTTGCCTGAGACTGTGCGATTAGCTGAGTCTGCTGTGAGATCAGCGGAGAAGGTAATTACTTGATTCATACTAGACCATTATTTCCGTTAGGTGTTAGATCAGTCATTTCCATCGCTTGCTCTGGGGTAATCAGGTTAAGCGTTAGCAGTTTTTCAATGACTGCCAATTCTTGAAGTGGATCAGTACGCAAGAAGTTCTTATCAATATCAAACTTCACTACATTGCCACGGGCAGTAATATCATCCATAGATAGGCGATCTTCAATCGCTGTAATGAATGGCTGTAAAGATAATGTCAAGAATTGCTTGCGCTCATCTTGGACATTTGCATAAGTCATAGAGTTATTTTGATCTGCTGAAACATAGTAAGCAGGCACATTGCATAGACGAGCAATCTCTGTTGCAAGATTAAAGATTGCTTCTCCGTACATCATGTCTTTCGGTGAAAATGACACTGGGTTATATTCAAGAGTCGATGTTAAGTATGCAGTTGAGCGATTGTTACGAGCAGTACGCCATGCAGCAAGTAATCCTGAAACTTCTTTAGGGTCTAAATCTGCACCGGTGTTCTTGATGTAACCAGTTGCCATTGGAGTAGCTGCTGCAATCGCTGCTGCTTTTTGTACATCAATAGCTGCGCGAATTGTCGAAGCACCTGTGTTGAGAATGCCATCACTTAATGATTGGAATGTTACGAGAGATCCCAAACCATCCATCGGTAATGTGATTCCATCAACTGCATAAGAACGAACAAATGTGTTAGTGCTATCTAAAGTAATCGTTACTCGATTGTTAGCAATCCACTCAAAGCGAGAAGGACGTCCGTCCTCTTGATAAACTTCAACCACTTTCCAGAAGGCTTGCCCATATAGTAGAAGCGAGTCCACAGTCCATGCAATCGTTACTGATCGTGGCTGAGAGTAAGAAGGTTGCTCTAACCAAGCAGGGGAACCTAATTCTTCATTAGTGGATTTTTTGTAAAGCTCTAAAGGAATTGCGCCAATAGTGCCAGCAAGTAAATTGCGGCAACGCATAAGTGCGGGAACTGACATCGCTTCTGTTCTGCCAATGTAGGCAGTCTGAAACGGCATTGCATAAGGTGAATACTCGCCAAGAACCTGAGGCGCAGATTGTGCTTCTAGTAAAGGCTTAGATTCTAGACCAAAGGCTTGCAATAATTTACCCATAGACATAAATGGTAGCACATGTCAAGCATTTGACATATTACATAGGGTGTGTCTAGGTATAAATCTGTGGCTTAGGTTGAGGAATCATTAACTTGCTCACGACCATTGCTAAACCAATGGGTGCTGAGATATCTCCCGCTGACTTTCGCTTGATGATGCGCCAAGCCGAATCGTTCACTTTAGCTGCACAGTTATTCATCTGCTGGATCAATTCTGCCTGCCCATTGTGGACTACACGATGATTGACTAAGCCTTCGAGCAAGTCTCCGCAGGCTTTGTAAAACTGTTGCCCCGAAACATCCTCAACCATAACTCCAGCATTGGCTAGGCGATCAGCAATAGTCTGAGTGGCGTACTTATCAAAGCAGACTAGGCGTGGCTTATACATGTCACACCATGCCTTTATACTTGCCGCCATCTTTAGCTCATCGATGGCTACCTGAGAGCTGTAAGTCTCCAGAATTCCGATGCCAATCCTCCCATCTGGGAGTAGCTGTCCTGCGACCAATGATCCGTTCCGCCGTGAAGGACTGACATCGAAACCGAATACAGTATAAGCCCCAGCGTTCATTTCTAGCGTGCTATCGGATGTGTCCTCTAAGATTCCATGTGGCCAAGGGCTACTTAGTGAGTCAATCCATTGGCAAAGAGTTTCTGTGCGCGTGTTTTCAATCGGTGAAGTAGCAATCGCTTCTTCAATCGCTTCTTCTGTGATGGTGTATCCCATAGCTGGGTTAGCCAGAGCCCATGCATTGCGATCGTCTATCTTGCAATACTGAGGCGCTGAGTATTCGTAGAATCCGAATGACTTAGGTGGGTAGTCGATTGCTCGTTCTCGCAAGTCATTGAGGACTGTACTAAAGGCATCTCCAGCATTTGAGGTAAAAAGCGCCTGAGAGTTTGGACGAGCTCTAGTAGTTGGAGTAGCTGCTCGGTATCCGTCCTCAGTGACTTCTCTGAGCTCATCGATGTAGAGAAAGTCTGCTGATCTTCCGCGAGAGCCGTCTCTAGTTGCTG